AGGTGCTATCAAAGAGTGGTTGATTGGAAAACTCTTTTTATTATCATAGCTATTATATCCAGTTCTATCCTTGGCCTTATTATAAATTTAAAAGAAGTTATTTAGTCTATATTTTTTTTATTTTTTTTTATTATATATAATAATAAATTAAAAAATGAAAATATATTGTCCTTCATGTGGTAACGTTAATGAATATACTCTAAAGAAACCTGAATTTTGTGGTCATTGCAGATCTTCGTTAAAATTTAATAGCGAAATTATATCTGTCCCGCCCCGTTCTAAACGTAAGATAGAATACGTAGAAGAAGAGGACCCGTCTGAATATTTACCTGATATTGATGGTTTTAAAATACATATTAGTCAAACAGGAGGGAGAGATAGCGCGTGCTCTTATAGAAAAATTGATGCTAATATTGCAGGAACGGAAAATGGTAGCATTCCAAAAAGAAAAACAACTGTCGCTAACGAGAGACCCGATAAGAAAGAATTCATTAAGGAATTCTGGAAAGATGCTAAATCTAGTCGAAGAAATCCGGGGGGGCTAGGCGACGATGATGGAGATGCGATTTAGTGCGAAAAATTGAAGCTTATGAGGACGCGGCTAAAATTATAGACCAACTTTTAGAAAAGAGAAGGTATTCTTGGCGGCTAAAATCCATAAATTGGTTCGACTTCGATGACGTTAAACAAAAAATTAAATCTCATATATTTCAAAAATGGGATCAAAGAGATCCGTCTCGCCCTATAGAAAGATGGTTAAATACCATTATAACAAATCAATTAATCAACGAGGTCCGAAATCATTATAAAAATTTTGCTAGGCCCTGCTTAAACAAATGTCCTTTTAATGGTGGTGGAGATTCATGCTTATCTTGCCAAAGTGGCATACAGTGTTCTGAGTGTTTAGCTTATTTAATATGGGAAAAGGGAAAAAAAAGAGCCTATAACGTTAAAATACCATTAACCATAGAGGACCATAGCAGGGAACTCCACGCAAACGAAGATAACTTTTTAGATATTGAGGGCATCTCTATCAAGCTACATAACGAAATAGAAAAAATTCTTACAATTCGTCAATTTAAAATTTATAAAATGTTGTATATAGACAAAATAGACGAAAACAAAATTGCTACGATATTGAAATTTAAAACTACTGAAAAGAATAGAAAAGCGGGATATAAGCAAATAAAAAATCTCAAAAATAAATTTATTGAATTGGCTAAAAAAATATTAAATGAAAAAGATATCATCTAAAGAGATAACTCTAACTAAATCACAGGAACAGTTTTTATTAAAGGAGTTTGAGAAAACTCCTGATTTGATGATTTTAATTAGAAAATGTTTTAATAATGATAAGCTAGACGGCAGAGATAAAGAAGGCAGGGTGGTAAGAGAATTTTTAGCTTCTCATGGAAAAGATTTCAGAACCACTAAGAGAGAAAAAGCCCTTGATGTAAATCTATCTGACGACCAAAAAGAAGATATTCTTCGTTACGCACGCGAAAATACCAAAATGATGGATATTTGTAAAATCATTTGGCCCGATAGAAAAATTTTTCCACTTAGTAATGAATTTAGATCGGTCTCTAGTTATATCACTTCGGTAGATCCGTTATTTCTTCAAAGGGTGGGGGAGGATGTTGAATATCGCGTTCCTAAAACCTTAAAACAATTAATTGCTAAAATTAATGACGTAACGAAAGAGTTATACATAGAAGAATCTATATCTGAATTTGATAAAGAAAAATTTGAGACCTTGGGAAGATATTTACAGTCTCCGCGTTATTTAGATGCGATGAATCGTATCTATAGACTTAAAGACGACAGAAATTTATTCGAAGCGGAATTTATTAGAACTATTTGGGATAAGCTAGATTTAAATTCTGATGAAATCAATACATGCGTATCGCTATGTATGGAGTACATATCTCACTCTAAAATTGAACAAATGATAGTGAAGTTGAACGATATGATGAATGATGTGACTAGTGACGGCGAAGGCAAAGATATAGCTATAAGACTTACGGAAGCGATTAAAACTAAGAGCGAGGAGAAGAAGGCTTGTACGAAAACACAGTCCGATATTCAAAAGGCTCTTAACCAGACTCGCGGGGAAAGACTGAAGCAAAAAAGAGACTCAAGTGCAAATATTCTTTCGCTGATTAAAGCATTCCAAATACAAGAAGAACGAAATAAAATGTTACAGATAGCGGAACTTCAAAATAGAGCCGTTAGAGAAGAAATCAATAAAATCGAGTCTATGAATGAATGGAAAGCTAGAATTTTAGGTATTGGAAAAGGAGATGTTGTTTAATGAACTTCCCTTGTAAAGAATGTGGCGAAATTTTTGAAGATTTATCTTCATTGCATAAACATTTAAAATCTCATAATATCTTACAGGGAGATTATTATGTTAAGCATTTCGCTCGTAAAAATAAATTAGATGATTCTCTTCTGCCATATAAAGGATTTGAAGATTATTTTTTAAACGATTTCCGCAATAAAGCCCAATTTAATAAATGGTGTAAAGGGGCTTCTATCGATGAATTAAAAAGTTATTTACCAATTTTAATTAAACGAAGAATTAACAGAAAAAAATATAAATTTTCGCCTTCTACCACTGAAATAGAAACGGTGACAACTCAAATTTTGCCGTCTATAGATATTATCAGAAGATGTTGCGATTCTTACGAAGAATTCTGTAAATTAAATAATTTTAATATTCTTTTAAAAGACAGAATTATTGAAATTAAAGAACGAAAAAATATTATAGCTATAGACACTAGGGAGCAAAAGCCTCTGCGTTTCGATGATAGTATTGTTATGAAATTAGATATTGGAGACTATACCGCTTGTGGAGAAAATTTTAGTAACACATTTATAGATAGAAAAGCTATCTCGGATTTTATTGGGACTGTTACCAATGGATTTAATAGATTTTGTAAAGAATTAGATAGGGCTGTTAAAATGAACGCTTATGTTTTTATTATGGTAGAATGCTCTATCCCTAAAATTTATGCCTATAATAATATTTCTCCTCATAAAGCCAATTTAGAATATGTTTTTTCTCAAATGAATAAAATTCAACATATGTTTCCCAAAAATTGTCAATTTGTATTTTGCGATGGAAGAAAAAATTGTGAAAAAACTTTAATTAATATTCTTAATGGCGGAAAATCGTTATGGAGCGTTGATGTTCAAAATTTAATAAATAAGGGGTTAATTTAATATGGCTTGGACAGAAGGCGAACAAAAAAGACGGCCAAAAGATAATATTAATGAAGAGTTAGCTTCTTTAGAGGGTTTTATTGACGAAGATAAGGCTAAAGTTTTATTATATAGATTTCTAAAAGCAAATCCAACTTATTTTTGTAATTTAGCTATGGGCGTAGAATTATTTCCATTTCAGCACATTATATTAAATGGAGTAATGAATAGTGATTATAGCATGTTGGTATGTGGGCGCGGCGTTGGTAAATGTCTGCAGGACAACGCTTTAGTATATACGAACAGCGGGCTAAAGATGGCTAAAGACGTAGAAGTGGGAGATAGATTACAGAGCTTGGATAATTATAATACTGTTTTAGCAAAAATAATTAATCCAGAAGACGTCACATATAAAGTTACCACCCAAAAGGGGTATTCGTGTGAAGGACTTGATTATCATAAAGTTTTAATTTTAAACAAAAATTTAGATTTTGAGTGGAAATTTGCTAAAGATTTAAATATGGGAGAATATCTCGTGATGAGAAAGAATATTAAGTTCCCCAAAGAGAGGAATATATTTGAGGGGTTTCAAAATATTCAATACGACGGGAATAGTGAAAAAAAAATAAATGTATATGGGGCTAGTTCGAGTGATTGGTATTATTTATTTGGATTATATTTGGGTAGCGGGTATGTGCGAAATGGAAGATTAGATATCGTATCTAAAGATAGGGGGACTAAAGAATTTTTAGAAGAATTCTTTAATCAAATAGGTTTAGACGGTGTTAAATATAGAGACGCGGATTTGTGTATTTTACCTATAGAGTTAGAGAGAGTTTTTACTCATGTCGGATTTACTAGAGAAACTCCTCATAATCAGATAATCCCTTTTAACTTATTAAATAATTCCGAAGAAAATATTTGTCAGTTGCTATCCGGCCTGTTTGACGCAGATGGATACTCTACTATCACCGCAGGGAAATGCGGCGCTATAAACAGAATCACTGCTGGATACGCTAGTCTTAGCTGTTCAATGATTGAACAGGTAAGAGCACTACTCCTTCAAATAGGAATTATATCGATAACGGAGATTCCTTCTAAAGCTGTGAAAAAAACATTTTCGGAAGGAGCTGCCTGCAATTGTAATAATGGATACCAGTGTAAGGTTACTGGATATGATAATTTAAAAAAGTTTAAAGAAAAAATTAATTTTAGATTAATTTGTAAAAAGGAGAAATTAGATTTATTAGAGAAATATCCAGAGCTATCTAAATACAAATTAGAACTGCTGCCAAAACATTTTAGCGAGTATCTAAAAAATAAATATTATAAGAAGCAATTCGGAAAATACAGGTTCGCGGAAAATCGAAATATTTCTAAGTGGGAGTTAAATCAAATTATTGAAAATAAAAATATAGATGAGTATGATTGTGAAAAACTTAAAAAATTATTGGATAATGATTTATTCTTTGAAAAAATAAAATTAATTGAAGAGTCTAGGTGCGTTACAGTGGATTTACAAATAGAAGATGAAGAATGCTACGTAAGCGATGGGATAATAAGCCATAATTCTTATATCGCGGGAATCGCTGCAGCTAATATTGGAATTTTTAATCAAGGATATAAGATAGGTATCATCTCGGCCAGTTTTCGATCAGCCCGGTCTGTTCTTAAGAAAATCGAAGATATCTCGGTCAAACCAGATGCACAAATGTTTAATAATTGTATTAATGGATTAAAAAAGGGAAATGATTGTTGGACTATGAATATAGGGTCTAGCGAACTTCTAGCCCTCCCTCTGGGCACAGGCGAGAAGCTCCGTGGGTTTCGTTTCAATGTATTAATTATAGATGAATTCCTTCTTTTCAATGAAAAAATATTTAATGAAATTATAGTTCCGTTCCTTGTCGTCCCTCCCGAAGGACAAATTAAAGACCGTCGGAAAGTAAATGAAATCGAAAATAAATTAATCGCTCAAGGTAAATTAGCGGAAGAAGATAGAATGAAGTTTGAAAATAATAAACTAATCGTTCTTTCCTCCGCTTCATACAAATTCGAATATCTATATAAACTTTATGAACAATGGTTTAATTCTATTTTAAATAAAAGCCTAGCAGATGATAAAACAAAATTCATTGCTCAATTATCATATGAAGTAGCCCCTCCAGAAATGCATGATAGGACACTGGTAGAAGAGGCTAAATCCACTATGAGCTCTTCTGCTTTTATGAGAGAATTCGGCGCTCAATTTAGCGATGATAGTTCAGGATTTTTTCGCATTGTAAAAATGGAAGCCTGTACTTATAAACAGGGCGAACGTCCATGCATCGAAGTAATAGGCGAAAAGGGATCGGAATATATAATGTCTTTCGACCCATCTTGGGCGGAAAATGAAGCCTCTGATGAATTTGCTATCCATATATTCAAGTTACAAGAAAATGGGAATGCGGTTCTCGTCCATAGTTATGCTATGCCGGGCACATCATTGAAAGATCATATACATTATGTAGGTTATCTTCTTTTGAACTTTAATATTGTTTTTGTGATAGGAGACTATAATGGTGCTCTCCAATTTATTTCTGCTGCTAATGAAAGCACAGACTGGAGAAAAAATAATTTGCATCTAGAAATAATAGACGCGCCATTAAATGATAATGAGAAATACGATGAAGACGTCTTCGCTTTAAAACAGCAATATAATAAATCCAATAATAAAATATGTTATTTAAGAACGCCGTCATCTTCTTGGATAAGAGAAGCAAATGAGTCTTTGCAAAATTCTTTCGATAAAAAAACTATATGGTTCGCGGCTAAAGCCATCAACCTACAGGGAAATCAAACTTATGACGAACAATTAGAGTTGTGTGGGAATGTAGACGACTTAAATTTCCAAATAAATGCTAAAGGTGAAGAAGATAGTGTCGGAGAAGACCGTAAAGTTGACTTTATAGAAAAACAAGGTGACTTGATAGATTTAACGAAGACGGAGTGCGCCTTGATCCAAGTAACGAGTACGTCTCAGGGTTCTCAGCATTTTGATCTACCCCCGGAATTAAAACGCCAAAAAGGACCAAACAGACCTAGAAAGGATAGCTACTCAGCTCTAGTTTTGGGTAATTATGGAATAAAATTATACTTAGATCTAATAAGTAAAGAAATAAGTAATACTGGTTTTATCCCTGAAATCGCCTAATTCTTGAAAATTAAAGTACAATTTCTCAACTTTAAGTGTATTATAAAATATGGCAAGATCGTATCATAAAAAAAATGAAAGCTATTGGCAAAACAAAAGCCAATCTATGAGTAATCGTCAAATAGCAGAAGCTCCGCCCTATAATGAAATTATCCCTACTATTATGGGGGAGCCATTTTATGAAGCATCTATAGCTGCCGTCCTACCCTCGTCTAGAGAACAAGACGAAGCGGAAACTCCATATACTCGTAGAGGGAGAAGAGGTCGAGATCATTCGCCAAGATATCATTTTAAAAATTTAGAGGTTCTAAGATGCCCGTATAATACCGACGGAGATAACGTAGATATCCACGATACTGTTCTATTATGCCAAAAGGCTTATGCTAATATTCCAGTATTTAGAAACGCAATTGACGTTTTGGCGGAATTTAGCGCATCTGAGGTCTATTTAAAAGGCGGGAATAAGACCTCCCGTAATTTTATTAATAAGTGGTTAAAAAAAATTGGGATAGCAAATCTTATCAGTCAATACTTTCTTGAATATTATCGTTCGGGGAATGTTTTCCTTTATCGAGTAGACGGTAAGTTCACTGACCAAGACTATAATAAAATGTTATCTATTTATGGATCTAAAAAAAATGAAATCCCTATTAGATATATCTTATTAAATCCAACCGATATATTCGCTAAAGCAGTTTCTTCTTTCTCTAATACTACTTATGTAAAAGGTATATCTCAATATGAAGCAGAAAATCTAAGAAATCCTAAAACGGAAGACGAAAAATTAATTTTCGATAATTTACCTAGTGACGTAAAAAAGTCTATTAAAGAGAAAAATTATTCAACAATTGAGCTTCCTCTCTCTCCAAAACAAATACATACTTCTTTTTATAAGAAGCAGGATTATGAACCATTCGCTGTCCCATATGGATTTCCAGTTTTGGATGACATTAATTGGAAATTAGAACTAAAAAAGATAGACCAATCTATTTGTCGAACAGTAGAAAACGCTATCTTATTAGTTACTGCCGGAAGTAAAGAAACCGGGGTCAACGAAAAGGCTTTAAGGGCTTTACGCGATATATTTAGAAACGAGAACGTTGGAAGAGTTTTGGTAGCAGATTATACTACTAAAGTAGAATTTATTATTCCTGATTTAAAAAAGATTTTAGGAAAAGAGAAGTATGAAGAAGTAGATAAGGATATAGCTGAAGGATTAATTGATTTAACGACCTCAGATGATAAATTTGCCAATCAGCAAACTAAAATATCTGTTTTCTTAGAAAGACTGAAAAGTGGACGAGGCGAATGCCTGAATAGTCTTTTAAATCCCGAAATAAAACGTCTTTGCAAGACGCTTGGTTTTAAAAATCCTCCCAAAGCTTATTTCCAAGAGGTAAATCTTAAAGACAACGTCGCTCTGAAGAAAATTACTTTACGATTAATTGAGTTAGGCGTTTTCACTGCCGAAGAGGGGATTAAAGCTCTTGATACTGGTATTATGCCGGAGGCTGATGAAATAATTGAAAATCAAAGAAAATTTAAAAATCAGAAAGATGAGGGGCTATTCGTTCCATTAACCTATAATGGCTCTGCTAAAGAAGAGGAACCTCATGAAACTGGAGGGAGGCCTGATGGAACAGGAACACCTAAAGTAACTGATACAAAAACACCAATAGGACAAGGTGAACAGTCTAAGGCATCTTTGATCAGCGCACAAGCAACGATTGAAGCTACTAAACGTTTCGGGGAAATTTATTCTTTTACTGAGTCGCTAATCAAAAAACAATATAATATTAAGAAAATCAAAGAATCACAAGTCGCTTTAATAAATAATATTTGTGAAGCTGTTACAACTAAATTTAAATCAGAAAATTGGCGAGACGAAATTAGTGAATGTATATCTAATAGTAGTAAGTTAATGTCTTTAGAAAACAAAGAGGTATTACCGGAAATCATCGAAATATCTCAAAAATATAAATTAGATTATTTTGCATCTGCTATAATTTTCAATTCAAGTAAAAGCTAATTCTCTTTTCTATTTAATTGTGTATATTATTGTTAAATATAATATATATAATGTCTAAATTTAAATTTACCGCCTTATTCCCTTGTGAAGCTCATATAGTTTCTTCTGAACTCTATGAAAAAATCTATAAAAAAGAATCTATCGCTTCATTAGATAATTTACGGTCTCTTTTACCTGAAAAAGAAGATTTTAATAAAAATATTGATTTATTATATGTATTTTTTAATGGTGCTATAGCCAATCAATTTAATATGAATGGGGATGGAATCACAGCCCAAAAAGCGGTTGAAATTTCTCCATATTTTATTAATAAACTTATTGATAAAGAGCACGATAGAAGCGACGTTATCGGGCATATTATTAGTAACGGGTTTTCCAGTTACGACGACGAAAATAAGATTCTTTCCTCAGAAGAAGTATTAAACATGATAGATCCTTTTAATATGTCGTTCGGGGGAGTTATATATAAAATAGTTGATGAAGATTTTTCTGACTTATTAGTTGAATCTAATGATAAAAATAATTTAAACTATAAGAAAATTTCTACAAGTTGGGAATTGGGATTTAACGATTTTGTATTAGCGGTGGGTAAATCTAGAAATTTAAAAGATTGTCGTATAATAGAAGATCCAAGGGAAATTATTTCTTTATTACCATATTGTAAAGCTTATGGAGGAAAAGGTATTAACCAAAATGGCGAAAACGTATTCAGACTTCTGATTAACGATATATATCCTTTGGGTTTTGGTTTAACTACCAATCCGGCAGCAAACGTTAAAGGAATTTTGGCCTTAGACGATGAAAGGGTAGAAAACTATTCGGACGACGAAGAACATAAAATGCAAAATAAAAATAATTTAGAAGAAAAGATTTCCCATGCTTTACAAAGTAATGTAATTCATCTTGAAACAAAAGAAAATAATATCGAAATGATTACTTTAGAAAAAATTCAAGAAATTATCGCAAGCGCCTCTGAGGCAAAATTACCCGCCAAAGAAACGGCTGCTTCTCTTATAGATATTGTAGCTCAAGAAATTGAAAAAGGCAATAAAGAATATCTAGAAAAAATAGCTGGAGAAAAAAAAGAAAAAGAGGAAATTTCTATAGCTAAATCTATTGCAGAAAAAAATCTTGCTGAAATTAAAGAAAAACTAGACGAAGTCTCTAAAGAATTAGATCTAGTTAGACAGGCCGAAGCATCTAGGCAATCCGAAGATAGGTTTAATGGCAGAATGGAATCTCTAGATAGCGAATATGATTTTGATGAAAAAGACCATAAATTTATAGCTACAGAATTGCAATCTATTGATTCTTCCGATGAATCCTTCGCGACTTATCAAGAAAAAGTCAGTGTTTTGTTCGCCCATAAAAATAAAAAACAAAAAGAAAAGATGGCGAAAGAAATGCAAGAAAAAGTCGACGCTGCGGTCGCAGAAAAGCTTAAAAGCATTAAAACCTCTCAGGCTTCATCCGTTGAACTGGATGACCAAAAAGCTATGGACGAAGCTATTGCCTCCGAAGGAGAGACGGCCTCTATTCCAAATTCTATCAATCTATCGGAGAGAGAAACTCTCTCAGAAAAATTTAAAAATGCATTTTCACCAAAAGGTATAAAAGTAACAACTAAATAATTTTAAAACAATATGAGCAAACTACTACCATACAGAAGTATTAGCGAATACGACGTAATCAATCTTTTTTCTACGGTTGAAAACGTTTTAGAAGCTGGCACTCTCGTTTCTATCGCGTCATCCGATCCTACGGCTGACCCGATATATAAAACAACCAATACAGCGGATCTTGGGAGTGCCAGTCACGTTCTCAATCCATACTATGTTAATCCGAATAAAGTACAAACAGCGACTAGTGGAGCGATGGCCTATACTGTGCTTGGAATCACTTTGAACGATGTTAAATCCGAAGATAGTCTAGGTCGCAAACTTATCTATGATAGGCAAAAACTTACCGAGCTTGACTCTGTTCTGTCTGGACAAAGCGTGCCTATTGCTACTAAAGGGCTTTTTTATCTGAACGATTCTGCTTATATCGGAACTCCCGCTATAAATTCTCTTGGCATCGTCGGAAACGGTGTTATTGAGGTGGTCACTTATGCAGAACTTACCGGGAAAGGTATGACAGAAGATTATGTCGTAGGAAAATTTATTTCTACTAGTGGTAATTGCGGTGGATATAATCGTGCGGGTGGAGGCGCATACTTTCTACTTGGTTAATCTTTAACTAAAATAACAAAGAAAGAAATACTTATAAATGAAAATTACAATTGCAAATGATAAAAAACAAGTAGAGGTTATTAAAGCGATGGCTTCACGTAACAAAGAGGTGGCGAATAAAGCTCAAGAAGCAGTAGCCGCATATGTTACTCCTGCCATTAACGAAGCTCTTCTTAACGCGCCGACTCTTTCGAATTTTTGGACTACCCAAAGATTTAATGAAGACGATACGCCAACTATTCCTATCGATTTATATACTGATACCGACGATGATTTAATCACTGTTTGGGAATCTTCAAAAAGTGCGGGTCTAGCTACTAATCGCCTTGTACCTTCTAACGATGAATTGACTGTGCAAACGATGCAAATCGAAACGGCATACAGTTTTGATAGGAAACACGCTGCTAAAAGTAGATTAGATGTTATCGGTAAATCGTTAGCTTTTCTTGGAAACCAAATTCTGAAAAAACAAGAAAAGAAATCGGCGGAACTTATTCTACAAGCTTTAGCTAGTGGTTCAACAAACGGCAAACAGCATGTCATGCGTTCGAATACTGCAGGAGAATTCAAACTGGCGGATTATAATCGTCTTATGACTCTTTTAAAACGTATTCATACTGCGAAAGATGGCGGAACTCCAATGGATGATATGGGTGGAACGGGCATTACCGATCTTCTAATTTCTCCAGAGATTTCTGAACAGATCCGAAACGTTGCCTTTAATCCGCAAAATACTCGTGGGACTAAAACAGATATAGCAGCTCCAGATCAGATTCGTAATGCCGCATTTAATAGTGCCGGTGTTCCTAATTTCTTCGGAGTCAATCTTTGGGAATTCCGTGAAATGGGCGTAGGCTCGAAATGGAATACTTTATTTGATGTTATAGCAGGTGCTACTACATTCCCCGGAGTATGGGGCACGACCGGATCTTCGGCTAGTGCTTTCGCCGCTACAGAAGAGTTAATTATCGGGATAGACCGTAGCCGTGATTCTCTATGGCGTCCCGCACTCACTTCGTCAACCGATATGGAAGGCGTAGACTATGGCCCGATCTTCTCGATTTATCCTGATGATCAGTTCGTAGCTCGCCAAAACACTATCGGATGGTGGGGCGGTCTTGAAGAAGGTCGTGTTATTATTGACGATAGAGCTATTGTTGGATTGATTGTGTAAATCTAATAGTCTTTGTTTTCTAAAAAGCCCACAGAAATGTGGGCTTTTTTATTATCTAGATTTTTAAAATTAAATTTTATTATTAACTGTAAATGAAAAATAAAAAAAATAAATCTATTAAAGAAATAAACGGTAAAAACGAAGAGGTTCTACCTTCTATCTATGAACTTCTATCTGAAAAAGAATCAAAAAATAAGATAATGACTTGCGAAGCTTTTGAAAAGAAAGTGAAGGAAGCGGACGTTACAGAATTAAAAAATTTATGTAAAGAATTTAACGTTTCTACTATGGGTAGTATTCCTTATATTAAAGAAGATTTAGTAAATGCTCAAGCTAAGAGTAAAAGATTGTTTGAAAATTGTAATATAAAACAGCCAAAGCAGACAGAAATGACGCCAGAACTTGAGGCGTTGCTAAAAAAACTTTAATTTATCCCTTCCCTTTATTTTTCGTGTAAAAAGATAAGTGAAACAGCTTTCAGAGGTAGCTTATACTATTTGGGTAGATTATTTAAACGAAACTCCTGACGTTGATCCAGTTCGCATTGCGTCTTGGCTAGTAAGTCATGTTGGCAAACTAAATATTCTAATTAATTCTTGTTATAGCATTATAGATAATACTTATTATCCTGAAATAGGGAATGAGGAGGCGGCTATTTTAGGTAATATGTATCTAGCTAAATATGCTGATGACATGGCTATGAAATCCGCAAGAGGAATAATCTCTTATCAAGACGAAGCTGCGTCTACGTCTTGGATAAGTTTCAAGGATGGTAACTCAAGTTTTACTAGAGCTAATCCCAATGAGACTTCTAAAATATTTATTTCAATTAGTAAAGATGCTAAAATTAAATTAAATGAATTAGTGGATAAATACAACTATTATAAAAGTTATCCGAAAGAAGTAGGAGGAGGTTGCTAAAATGGCTAGTTTGATATCTGAAATAGACAAAATAGAAATAAGAAGGAATTTCCAAGATTTACATGATACATTTAAAAAACCCATTATCATTTATAAATCTCCAAAAAAGGAATTTTCTATTTCTACTAATCCTGCGTATAATGTAGGGTCTAATGGTAAAACAACAGTAGTGAATTCAGCTCAGTCGTTTTCTACCTTTGCAAGAATATATTATAAAAACGAGCAAATAAAAAGTCTCGTAGACGGCGGAAAAGATTCCCCCTTTTTAAGTATGTTATTATCTCAAGGAGAAGTAGAGATTATTTTAGATTCCGATGCGTATCTTTTTGTTAAAGATGCAAAAAGAATGTCTTTAGACGGAGATAATTTTTATATAAAAAGCGACGTTTCTCGTAGCGGACTATTTTCTAATCAATTTTATCATATTTATCTATCTAAAAAGGAGTAATGAGAGTAAAAACTGTTTTAAATATTCCTATCAGAGAACTTGAAGACAAAATAGCAAGACAAGCGTTAAAAAATGGAGCAAGAATCCCTAAGTCTATTGCTATGGATATACGGAAAAGAAGTCGGGAGGCTTTCGAAAATTTAAAGGAAGAATTTGAAAATTCTTCTATTACCCAAGAGATAGAGATGGGACCAAAATCTAACAATATCTCTAATATAGTTGATGAACCGTTCCAAAATTATGGTAACTTATTTTCATATATAGGTTTCGAAGACGGCTCGAATCCAATAGCGGAACTGAGACAGACAATAGAGGAGAGCTTTGAGAATAGAGTAAATTATAAAGGTTATAACCAAAGAAATATGAAATATTCTGTTTCTATCCCCGATAAAGAGATTATATTTTCTCCAGAAAAAAATCCCATTCCTTGGGCGAAAGGGAGAAGTTGGGTGGCAGGAATCGAAAGAGGTATTTCTGGATTTGCTAAATATTTAATACATAATGATAAAACAAGTATTAACGGTAGCAGAAGCGGCGTAGCTATTCAAACCAAAAATCCTATAAGAAGCGGTTCCGGTTTCCACAATAGAACATATGTTTCTGAAATGATAAAGAATTTCATCAAAAATCTTAAAAATAAAATTCGTAAATAATGAAATTTCAAAAAGACCATATTATAAAATTAAGTTTTCAAGTTTGGTTAGATCATTATTTAATGTCTAGAGGTGAAGCTTTTTCTACTGGAAACTTTCCTTTATACTATACAGACGATGAGAGATTACCTGATGGATATTTATCTTACTCCTCCCCATTTAAGCAATGGGCGTGGGACTCTAGTATCGAAAATATTTTAATTCCTACAGGTTTATATTCAGGAGAAAGTTTTCTTCCTATCGATAATAATAATATTTTAGCCGACTTCGATAACGGAAGATTTATTGTTAAAACTAACGATACGAATCTAAATTTAAGTGCAGATTTTTCGTATAAAGATTTTAACATTTATATTTCAGACCAAAGCGAAGAAACCTTACTTACTGAAAAGCCGTTTCAAGAAAACTCAAAATATTACATATCCGAAAAAGGCGTTCCGCCTTATCGTCCAGCCATCCCGGCTATTTTTATAAACTTTAAAGATGGTGATTCAAAGCCATTTCAAATGGGTGGCACTGAAAATGTAATTCACTACGTAACCATAATTGCAATGTCTGATAACGAATTTCAGTTAGATGGTGCAAAATCGATTATAAGAGATGCTAAAAATCTTTCTGTTCCTATTATTAACAATCCTATTAATGACGGGTCAGGCGCTTGTTATCCATTCGGGAGTAACTGGTCAACAGATATAGGGGGCTATGATTACCAAGGAAGAATATTAAACAATACTTCTGATAGTTTAGACTATATTATTATAAATAAAACCAGTGTTTCGTCTATATCTACGGAAATAGTAAAAAACTTAGATTTGTCGGTATATGTTAAATTTATTGATCTTGAATTAAATGTTATTTATAATCCGAGAGAATAATAAAAATACTTTCCCATAATTTAATAAATAATGTATATTATATTAACTTTAATAAAATAAAAAATGAGCAAAAAAAGAGTAATTTATCAATCAGATGTAGCCTATGTCGGTCCCTCTCCTGCGGACTCGGATCATATAGTAGAAGACGTTAATCAAGTAAAACAATTACATAGAGTCACGGAAATTGGTGCTGAAGTAGCAATTACGCGTCTTGACATTAATCAAATGGGACAGCTTTCGGCGGTTGATAGATTAGTCGATGAAATAAATCCTACCGCTACTCTAAAATATAATATAACTGACGGATATAACGAAAGAGTTTTAGGATTATATGTTAATCGCTCTGGTGATGTTACCTATGGCGATGGGGCATATAGTATGATTACGCCGATATCTGGTTTCCTCTCACAATCAACGGCAGAAAAAAATTATTTTTTCTTGACGGTTGCGGAAGGCAAAGATGCTATTCTCTCGGCTGGTTCAGAATATACAGAATTTGAAAGAACGGGTGAACACCAAGTTATATCAGTGGGCAATGGATTTATTTCAAATTACGCTGTTGAGGCTTCTGTCGGTGGTATGGCAAGCGCGAGCGTTTCGGTTGAAGGATTAGATTTTACCTTTGATACAAAAAGTTCAGGCGCGTATCTGCCAGTAGTAAACGAAAGTGGTTGTACTAGTGAAAAAACATACGTTCTACCTACTGCTCGCGAAAGCTCTAGTGCCTTAATGCCAAGTGCGTTACGTGCTGGCGATATTAAACTAGACTTTTTAGGCGGTAATACGGTTGGCGGTGCAGTATTTGATGAAATGCATGTGCAGAACTTCTCTATATCTCTTCCTATTGGCCGCGAATCGTTAAAGAGAATTGGGACTAAACTTGCTTATTCAAAAGAAATTAAATTCCCAATTAACGCGACGATAAGTATGTCAGCGTTTGTATCCGATATGGGAGAAGGGAATCTTGCGAGCTTGCTTTGTAGCGATACCGACTCGGACCTATTATTCAAACTATACGATCCTAATTGCACTAATACTAGCGGAAGTTGTTCTTTGGGTTCTCCTTCGATGGTGTATTACGTAAAAGGAGCGAGCCTATCTTCGCAGAAATATTCTAATTCTGTAGGCGGGAATAGTAAAACCATTGACTTAAGTTGGGAGGTCCAACTTGGCGGTATCGGAGATTATGCGAGAGGGATATTTATTAGCGGAGCGGACCTAATCCTTTAGTTGAATTTATATCTATTTCGAAGCCCACAGAAATGTGGGCTTTTTTTGTTGTTAGATTTTTCTTTTTACAGTGTATTATATATTATGGACAAGAAATTCAAGGAACTATATTCATTTACTTTAGAAAAAACTATTAAGACGAAAGAGAAATCAATAAATACAATTGATGGAAAAGAAGTCGAAATTTTCACTCCGACAGAAAAAAAAGTTCCAATTAAATTTATAATTAAAAGTCCCTCTAGATCAATTAGAGAAGACGCCGATACATTCTATGCAATAACCTTTAATAAATTTCTCTCTATGGGTCTTTTAACTAGGGCGATGATAGGAAAAAGATATAGTGATATAGGAGGCATTCTTAGCGATGACGAACAGAAAGATTACCTTAGTAAACGTAGAGAATATTATGAAGCCACTAATGATTTAATCCGATTAGAAACTCTTGGCGATGATATATCGATAACGCAAAAAGAAAGGAAAGATAGTCTTATTCTTAAGGTATCGGAGATAAAACAGGAGATGTTTAATTTTGAGATACAGAAAGAAGATCTTTTCAGACAAACTGCTGATTACAAAGCTAGAGATCAACTTATCCTCTGGTGGATACTCCATTTGACCTATACTAAAGATGAGACAGACGAAGAGTCTAAACCTATTCCTTATTTTGAAGGGAAGGATTTTGATGAAAAAAAAGAATTCTATGAAGATAAAGAGGACTCTGGTGATGAAATATTTATGAAGGCTCTTGTTAATTTGAGCTTCTTTATTCAATTTTGGGTTATGCAATTAGTCCATGATGCAGAATCTTTTGAAAAAATTAAAAAAGATATTGAGGAAGAAGACAAGTTAAACGGCAAAATTTGAGAATGATAGGAGAAGAATTTAGTACAGAAATTCTTAGAAAGACCTTTAGCGAGATAACTAAGGGTTTTTCTTTTGGTTTATTGGGCGACGAAATAGCTTATATTAAACATCTAGATAATACCGATCAAATTGACATAGATGCGCAAAGAGAGGCTTATATCAAAGAATCAGCAAAAAAGAAATTACCGAATATCGGAGAAGTCTTAGAGCGATTAAATATAGAAAATATTTGGACAAATGAAGACGAGGATTCTATTAGAAAACAAAAAGAGAAAATAGACAATCTTATAACCACTCGTAAAAATATGGCTATCCCATCTCAATCTAAAATAGTCCAAGATAAGATAGATGAGGAAAATGAAAAATTAAATATAAAACTATTTAAAAAAAGAAATTTTTTAGGGCAGACTCAAGAATCTTACGCCGAAGCGAAATTAAATAGTTATTATATTAGGCGAACTATTTTTAAAGACGAAAAGTTTACTGTTCCTTTTTTTTCTAAAGAAGATTTTGATAATTTAGATGATGAGGATTTTTTTGAAATAAATTCTTTTTATGAGCATACGACACAAAATCTCTCTATAGATCATATAGAACATCTAGTTATAAACAACTTTTTTTTACATTTTTTTTCTTTAGTTGGCGATGATGTTAGTATTTTTTTTAAAAAACCTTTATATGAATTAACTTTCTTACAATTAAATGTTTTACATATCGCTTTGAGATTTAGAAATATATTAAGGGACTGCGGAGGCGTTCCAGACAATATTAAAAATAATCCTAAAGAAATAATCAAACATTATGAAAATACTAAAAATATAGAAAAACTTTTAGAAAGTAGTGGATTAAATTCTAATGATGACGACAAAGATAAGGCTTCTATTAAAAGTTTAGTAGGTGCTAAACAAGATGATTTAAATAAAATGGGATTATCTACTATTAATAAAAATATGAGAGAAAAAGCAATTGAAAAAGGTGGAAGATTGAATAAATATGATATGGCTAAATTAATGGGAACTAAAATTTAGTTTTAAAAATAAGTAAAATAAGTGTAACTCAATCTATCTACGATGAATGACATGACTATATACATGGGCGTCCAATTGGACCCCACCAGTTTAAGAAGTCTCCCTTCTCAAATAGATAGGGTTATGTCTAGAGTAACCTCTCGAACGTTTAATTTAAAACTAAACGAAAGGGGTATCCGCGAACCTTTGGGAAGAATTAATGGTGATATGTCGGAATTCGCAAAATCTATGGACGCAGCGAACGCTCGCGTCATAGCTTTTGGAGCCTCCACTGCTGTTTTATTTAAAATGGGACAAGCTTTTAAATCTTTAATTTCAACCGCTATCGAGGTAGAAAAAAAATTAATTGATATTAATACCATTTTTCAGTTAAGTAATAGAGGGTTAAATCAATTTTCTGGTGATTTATTTAAAGTAGCGAAACTTACCGCTCAATCTTACGATACAGTAGCGGAGGCGGCGAAAGAATATTCTCGTCAAGGTTTGTCGTCAGAAGAAACCATTCGTCGTACTCGTGATGCCATGGTCCTTTTACGTCAATCTGGATTAGATGCTGGTAATGCCGTAGCTCACTTAACCGCCATTATGAATGTGTATGGCGAAGAAGTTAAGAATACCTCTAACATAGTAAATAAATTAAGTAATGTAGATGCTGCTTTCGCCGTAAGTACAGCCGATCTCGTTGAGGCATTTTCTAGGGCGGGTTTTTCGGCCAAAGAGGCTGGTGTAAATTTTGAACAATTTGCCTCCTTGGTAACTGTGGCCCAACAAAATACGGCTCGCGGAGGAGCGGTAATTGGTAATGCTTTCAAAACTATTTTTGCTAGGATTACGACTAAAGATACGCTGACTACCATGCAGCAACTTGGAGCCAATTTCCAAGACGTAAACGGTAAAACTTTAGACGGTATAAGACTTCTCCAGCAATATGTTACTAGATATAATGAATTAAAAAGAGAGGGGAACTTGACTGGAGCTAATGAGTTGACTCAAAAAATCGGTGGAATCCGTCAAATGAATATTCTTTTAGCTACGGCGAAAGGATTAACCGGAGAGGCTGGTCCGGGCAGCTTTGAAGAGGTGATGAAGGTCGCGGGAGAAGCAAGTAATCGAGCAATGCAAAGAAATGCGGAAATGAATAAAAGCGTTCAGGATATGTTTGCTCAAACAAAAGTCGATTTAACGGAAATTTCAAAATTGACCATGCAGATTGGTGGAATGGATAGTATTAAAACTTATTTAAAACAATTTGAAAAGTTTACCGGAATAATCAAAGATGTTTTAGGAAACGGAGAAGACACGGGAAATGCTTTCGCAAAAGGTATAGTTTCTTCCGTTGGCAAAGTATTGGCTGGCCCCGGAATGGCTGCTGTATTAGGAATTGTATTCGGACTAATTGGAAAATCTGGAAAATTCGTTTTTGGAGCTTTTAAAGATCTGATTGGGTTAAATAAATCTTTAAATGAACAGAGAGCTATCCAAGAAGCTATAAATCAATTATTGGCTAGAGATGGAGAGTTGAGATCTAAAATCAATTCGGGCGCTTTAACTCAGATACAGCAAGAAAAGTTAATTACTCAAGAGCTTAGATTGCAAATAGCGGAAAGAATGAAAATGAATAGTATAACTAATTCGTTAAGCTATTCTGCTATTTCTAATGGAATTAAATTTAAAGGAGGGCAAATCGCTACCAAAAATCTAGCTGAAGGATATCTTCCAATAGACAAAGAAAAATCTGATATATCTCACGGCATAGGAGGGGCTAGAGCCGGAGATAAACCGATAATTATTTCAGATTTTAATTTTGGCGGAGGAGAAAAAGGTATTGCTGTAGCTAATTCGGGAGAGTGGCTAGTTCGTAACTACGGAGGTACTGGTATAGATGCTATAATTAATAGAAAAAATATCGAAAGGACCGGCCTTCCTCCTGATGCAAGAAAACTTGGGTTCGCCAATGGTTTTATACCTAATTTCGCTGATGGTTTCGATCCGTCTTTAGAAAAAATAGTAAATTCTGTTAGATCGCCGGAGGGAAGATTTATCTCAAGCGAATTAAAAAATTCAATAAGGGTAAGAGTTAATCAAGCTCTAGCGGCTATAAATAATTATGAATTAGGAGCTATGAGCGCTTTCGAAGGAGGGCTATCTGGCGAGTTGAATAAAAAATATAAATTAAATGATAAAACAGTTCCTTCTATAAAACAAGAATTTCGAAGTTCCATAAATGAAAAATCTTTACAGGGCATAAGATCTATATTACAGAACCGAGAGCTAAATATCAAAAGAAGAGATGAAACTATGGGTAAACGACCTATCCCCACCTCAATATCTCAAGAAAGTCCGCTATTTTCGGCTACGATAACAGAAAAGGCTATAAAGAAGAATCTCGAAAATATTTCTAATGAACAATTGCGTAGTTTAAGCGGTCAAAACGGATCAAGAAATAATTCTATCAATAATATAAGAGGAAATTTTACCGCTGGCCCATATTCTAATATGAGGGGGGATGCTTTTTCTGATAATTATGTTTCTAAAATTACAGGGTTAGCTAGAGCCAGAACATTTGAAGAGCAATATGTAGAAAAAATTAAATACGCGGTATCTAATGGTGAGAATTTAAATAAAGCTATAATCTCTGCTTCGGAAGGATTTTTGGGATCGGGTGCCAGTCGAGGGAAAATGAGAAAAATCGCTGAAAAAACTACAAATAGTTTAGTAGAGTATGATGGAAGTCTAATTGCTACAAGAAAACAATTAGAGGAACGAGTTAAAATAGAAGGAGCAATCAATAGAATTCAGAAGGGCTTAGGAACAACCGAGGATAAAACCTTATATCGAAGTCAAGTAGAAAGACAACTATTATCAAGCGATGAATTCGGATCTGGAAGATTTACCAGAAAAGGATTAGGAAGTATACTTGGAGCGGAATTTGATAAGAAACTTGAAGAACGTATGAGCTATACTGAGTCACCATTAGCTCCTCCAAGTTCTCCTACGGGTAAACGAAGTGGATTTATTGGCAGGTGGATGGGTGGGAATTCCGAAGAAAGAATGTTGGCGGCTCAACAAAATCAATTTTACGCCGGAAGAATTAGCGAAAAAAATAGATTTGGTTTTGGCGCTGGATGGGTACTCGATGAAAATGGCGAAAGGGCCAAAGGCGACGTGAATAGTCGCTCTATGAGATCGGCGAGAAATAAAATTAACCGTGGAGGCGGTATGAGTTCATTTGCTTCGTTTGGATTGCCTATTGGTCTTAGTATGGCGGCTGGTGCCGCCGAGTCCATGGGAATGTCTTCTGCGGTTTCTGGCGGCTTACAAGGGGCTGGTACGGGAGCTATGATGGGAAGTTTCACCGGTAATCCTTTGGGTATAGCAGCAGGCGCAGCGATTGGTGGATTAATCGGCAGTTTTGGCTCTCTGAAATCTAGTGCGGAAAAATCAGCAGAAGCGGTAGATAAAATGGTTCAATCTCTTCAAAAATCTTCAGAAAATTATAGTTCTTTAATTGATTTAAACCAACAATTACAAGAAGCTAACGAAACTGGAAATATAATTACGAGAAGAAGAATCGAAGAAGAGATTAAATACAACGAATTGAAAATGTCTCCTTCCGAGAATTCACAATATATAGATTTATTAAAAGGCGGGAAAACTAAGCAAGAGGCTTTAGTCCAAATGAAGTATGAAAAAGAAAAAGAATCAATAAGACAAAAGGACTCTATTTCTCTTCAGCAAACTTTAAGTAAATTAAGTTCATCAAAAATTCGACAGGCATTGGTTGATCCCACTAACGAAAATAGACCATTGATCGAATCCGCTATTTCTTCTGCTTACGCAGCACTTAGAAATCAAATAGACTTTTCTGATTTGGCTGATTCCCTAGAAAAATATCAAACTATATTTAAAAACTATATGGATAATCCACTTGAGGATAGATATGGTGTAACGTACGTAAAATCCCGTCCTGAGATGTCTGATGAGCTATCTAATTCTATATCGCGATTAGGTGCCGGAGAGTTAGCTCGAACTGATAAAGGTAGAGCTGAATTAATTGCTGTTCTAAGACTGCTAATATCTGCCGGGGAAGAGGGAAACGTTTTAACGAAAGAACTAATTTCCAATACGCAAAGCACTAACAATATAACCAACAATTTAAATAAATTCTTAGCGAATCTCAGAGTCCAAGAAATAGAATCACAATCAAAATCTCAAATTTTCCAAGCGACCGGTGGATATAGATTACAATCTTTACAGGGTTTTGTATCAAACTCGGAATACGGCAGACAAGATGCTTCTCTGAAAAGAGAAAAAATGCAAATAGATGTCGAGTCGCAAAAATTTAAGCTATTCCAATCTATCGTTGGAGAAAACTCAAGTCAAATATTTAAGAAAACAGGAATAGCTACGCCGACTGAAAAACAGGCAAATATCGTTTCAGATTTGGTTCAAGAATACTCTAATCGACCCATAGAAGACTATCAGAAATTCGCCGAACGGCTGCAAGCGTCTCTTTCGTCTAGTGCTATAAGCTCTATTTTAGATGAAAAATTAAAAACAGGGCCTGAGCCGGGAGAGAATGGCAATGATTGGATAAGGAATAGCGAGTTACCAATCGGAAATTTAAGCGAAGAAGATCTGAGAAATTTCGCCGAGAATATTGGTAGTCCCGAACAAATGAAACGTTTTCTAACCCCCAAAATGGAGAGTCCTTTTGATTCAGAAATCTTTAGATCTTTAATTAACTCTTCAACGGAAGAGGCTAAAATTTTCACCATTCAGGTCGAAAGCCAAAAACAACTTTTAGATTTAGAAATCAAAAATATAGAAAAACAAAATATTCTACAGGACAGAAAAGAAAAATTTGAATTACAATTATCTCGTGAAATACAAAAAAGGCAATCTAATGAGACTATTCGTAGCGGAAGAGTGGGTTCGGTCC